GTTCCTGTCCGATAGAATGGCCAATATAGGCGGTTCAAACACGGCCACGAGCAATCGAACGAACGGTCGGGGTATGGATTCATACATGTGGGGCAAGGCGCAAACGCTTTTTCCACACCCTGCTGAGATGTTGTACACGGGTGCGTCGATGGGTGTTCAGATTGTCCACGATGCCTACGATGCCGCTCTTGCATTGCGGCGCAACCATGTTCCGACAGCTGACGAGTTAGTTGAGGGCACGGTATCTTTCACGGTTGGCCGGCTTAGTGCAGCGCCGCCAGGGAAGTTAGGGCACGTGGACAGTGGTGTGAGGCGTGAGAGAAGTAGAGCAATTGAAGCTCTTGCGAGCACAGCACGTGATGTTTCAAGAACAGTTAACACTGGTGGCGAAACAATCGCAGTTGGCGAGTTCGAACCGCTTACGGTCTTCCCAGATCCCACACATCTCACGGGTGCATCACTGCCCGGCACAACTCCTGTCGTAGCAAGAGGTCTTGTTCTCGAACGCACAGGAGCAACGCCAGATCCAGTGTACCAACATGCACCACGCTCTCTAATGAGGCAACAACAAAACGCACCACGTCGTGGAACAGGTGGTGGCAACCGTTTGAATGCTCCAGACACCCCACAACCGAGCAGTGGCACAGATGCCACAAATAGCTCTCTTTCAACACCAACAGGTATGAGTGACCTCGTTGGACAACAAGCACAGCTTGACAACAATAACAATGCCAATCTTGGCAATCAGGGCGATGGTGCAGAGCCGGCACCTGTTGGAGTATGAGTTGCAAAACTGAGGTGCTCAGCCGCGTAACTGAGCTAGGCGCATTGGGGGAGTTCCTCCTTCATAAGCTTAGAAGGTGTGATTTTGAATCAGTTGGTGTTTGCGAATTTTGTAGTGATTCACTGTCCGGTGAAGATGTGTTAGATACTGATGTAGAGGTGGGCACGCGGGTACGTGTTGCTCCGGAGTTAGCGGCTTTTGTGGCCAGACAACGACCAAAGGTCAATTGTGGTAGCAAAAGGTATACAAGAAATAAGAATAACAAAAGTAAAAAGTTAAATAATAAGAAAACAAATAAAAATAACAATAGTAGTGTGACAAGTGTTCATATTGATAGAGAGCCATATTTTGGCAACAACGAAAAC